CTATGGTACAAGACGGTGCTTTCGTTGAAGCTATTGCAGCTGAACTAGGTCGCACTGTGAATTCTATTCGCGGTAAAGCCCTTAGCCTGTTACGTTCTGGCGACATTGACGCAATTCCACGTCAAGAGACTACCAAAGGCGCTTCTAAAGAAGATCCGTTGGCCTCACTTTCTGATATCGGTGGCATGACTGTTGAAGCAATTGCTGAGTCAATTGGTAAAACTGCTCGTGGCGTTAAGACTATGCTAACTCGTCGAGGCATTAGTGCCGCCGACTATGATGGCGCGGCCAAGTCTGCTAAAGCAGCTGGCTAATAACTATCTAGTATAGTTTCAACGAGCAGGCTCTTCGGGGTCTGCTCACTTTTTCAGGTAATGATTTCGGGAGAATCTCATTGAATATTGCAAGTGCGCTTATAAAGCAAGTGCTGACCGTCCAAGACTTTGAGACTTGGTCTGTTACTCACAAGCATTATATGCCAGCAGAGTACCATAGCCTCTACGGGGTTATTGAAAAGCATTGCGAGACATTTCATAAGATGCCCTCGATTGAAGACCTGAAACTTGAGATCCGTGATTCAGATACTAGAGATAAATTATATGCTGTTGAGGCCGTTCAGGTCGATTCAGAACCATATATGCTTCTCGAATATCTGAAGAACGAGTATACTCAAAAACAAATTCTGGATTCATTGGAAGATTTCATTGATAACTCTGTTGCGTTTGAGGATGCACAAGAGTCTGTCGATCACCTACATCAAATTGTCTTAGACATAGAAGGTAGAGTTGATTTGGAAGATCCACAAGAAAGTATGCAACGTATTGACTTGTTTGAACCAGAAGAAGATATAGCTAAGTACATACCTCTCGGACTTAATGCCGAGTACGACCACTCAGTACAATTTTCTCCCAAGGATCTTGTAATGGTTGGTGGTAAGCGTGGAGCTGGTAAGTCAGTTATATGTGCAAACATTGCTAACAGTGTTATCGCTTCTGGTAAATCTGCTATGTATTTCACTATTGAGATGGATAGCAGAGATATCATACAGCGGTGCTGTTCAATCGCCACTGGTGTTCCCTTCTCTCGTCTGCGTACTAAGAATCTTAGTATTGTTGAATGGGATAAGGTAGCTACCTGGTGGTCTGAACGCTTCGTGTTGGGGCAAGACCGTTTGAAAGAATATAAACAACATCGTGATTTTAGTAAGTTTCATACTAGACTTAAAGAAGGTGAGCTCCTCCCGACTCAGCAACTTGACGTTATCTATGAACCTTCTTTGACCCTTGCTAAGATTCGTGCCGAGCTTGATAAAAAAGTTCGTCCGTTGAACGTAGGTATCATTATTGTTGACTATATAAACCAAGTAAAGCGGTCGAGTCTTCCCAATAGAGGTGGTCAGTATGACTGGACTGAGCAGATAGAAGTTAGTAAAGCCCTCAAAGAAATGGCACAAGAGTACAACTGTACTGTTATGACACCATATCAAACAGACGCAAGTGGAGAAGCACGTTTCGCAAAAGGCATCCTAGATGCTGCTGATGCGGCCTATACGTTAGAAACATGGGATCATGAGGATGCTTGTATCACTCTGAACTGTGTGAAGATGCGTAGAGGAGGCATGGATTCGTTCACCTCAACTGTGGACTGGGATACTCTAAAAATCGGTCCCGAGTCCGCCTTGACGCCTCAAGAGAAAGACGATTCATCCCATAAAACGGGCGAAGACGTCCACGATCTTTAAAATAGTTCTTGACAAGTAAGCCAAAGTTCAGTATAATAGTTCTTCGTAAACAGAGGAGCGCATATGGCACACACGTTTGGCAGTTTAAGATTCACAACCTCAGGTCGTAGGCGGAAAGCCTTGCCTAAGCCTCGTAAGTATACCCCTAAGTTTCAAGCATTGGAAGACTCAGATACCTATCGTAGAGATACAGTAGAGTATAAGTCTGCTAGTGCTATAGGCGGGGATTGCGAAGCCCCAGACCGTTCATATACAGAAGGTTCCAAATTCACAATAGCCCCTGCTTATAACAAGGGCGCATACCAAGTAATTAGTGCAGATAACATAAAGGATATCGGTCGGTGACAGTAGAAGAACTACTAAAACAACGTGACATTTATTTCATACCGAAAGGAGCAGATTACCTAGTAAGCTGCTTTAATCCTGAGCACGCAGATAGAAATCCTAGTATGAGGATTGACAACATCACAGGCATATACCAGTGTTTTTCCTGTGAGTACAAAGGCAACGTCTTTTCGCACTTTGGGGAAAAGGCAAATCAACTACAACTCAGACGAGAACTTTTAAAGAAAAAAATTAAAGATAAGAGGTCAGAGTCGGTTGGTTTGTCTTTTCCCAAGGGTGCAGTACCCTACGTTGGAGACTGGCGTGATATTAAGCCAGCTACTTATAAGAGGTTCGAGGCATTTCAACAGCACGATGCAAACTTCATAGGTAGAATAAACTTCCCTATCAGGGATATATCAGGTAGAATAGTAGCCTTTAATGGTCGTCACACTACAGGTGGTACGCCTAAGTATATGATCTCGCCTGCGGGTGCTAAGATGCCTTTGTTCCCTATAGTAGTACCAATACAAGGTAAAGTCATCCTAGTAGAAGGTATATACGATATGGTAAATTTACAAGACAAAGGGCTAACTAATGCAGTTTGTACCTTTGGTACTAAGAATATCAATGAAGATAAACTACGGATGCTCTCCATTCAAGGAGTAGATAGTATAGATGTTTTCTTTGACGGAGATGATGCAGGACAACACGCAGCAGAGCGTGTAAAGGAGATGTGTGAGCAAGTAGGCTTAGCACATCGAAACATATGCCTCAAGGATACAGATCCTGGAGCCTTAAATCAAAAAGCAGTTAACACTTTAAAGAGAAAATTATATGGCTAAGGTTGCCCTAATAGAAACCAAACCGAGTAGAACCAATTTTAAGTCAGAGTTTGATGAGTCATTTGAGTTTGACCAGTATCAGCTTTGCTCTGACCCCAACCTAAAGAAAGTACTAAAACGAGACTGTGACATCGAAATTGATGTTGACGCATACGACTGGATTATCTTAGTAGGTAGTGACGCACTCAAGTACTTTACCAAGACTAACTCCGTAACAGAGTACTCTGGCAAGAAAGTAGAAGAGAAGTACTTACCTGTTATCAACCCTGCAATGCTTGCATTTAAGCCAGAAGCTCAACGTACCTGGGACGACTCTAAGCAGAGTATTATAGAGTATATCACCGGTGATAAACAAGACACGGTAATTACTACATATAACGCTTGGGGTATTCAAGATACGGCAGAAGCCAATGCTTTCTTTCAAGCAGCTATTGACGCACCCCTCCCTTATGTTGCACTCGACTCCGAGACAACAGCCTTATGGCCTAGAAATGGTCACGTATTAGGGCTGAGCTTGTCTTACGAAGCAGATCGTGGTGCTTACATAGATACAGAGTGCTTAGACGAAGAATCAGAGCGGCTACTACAAGAGCTATTCGATAAGAAGATAGTAGTATTTCATAATGCTAAGTTTGACTTGGCGTTCTTTGAGTACCACTTCAACTTTAACTTTCCTCGCTTCGAAGATACTATGCTACTTCACTATCTTATTGACGAGAATCCAGGCACACATGGCCTGAAACAGCTATCCATGAAGTATACAATCTATGGCGACTATGAGAAGCCTATGTATGATTGGATTGATAAGTATCGTAAGGAACATGGCATCCTCAAGGCTGACTTTAACTGGGGCGATATTCCTTTTGATATTATGAAGCTATACGCAGGTATGGATGCTGCGTGTACTTTCTTGCTCTATGAGAAGTTTGTAAAAATTAAACAAAACAAACGCTTGTGTAGTGTGTACGAGAATATACTTATACCAGGCTGTAGATTCTTGACAGATGTTCAAGACAACGGCGTACCTTTTGATGTAGGCCGATTAACTAAGTCTCAGACTCTAATGCAAAAAGAGATTGATGAGGCCATAGCAAAACTTTATGAAAACGAAGGTATTGCTAAATTCGAGACAATTAATGGAAAACACTTTAATCCTAATAGCACTGTGCAGCTTCGTAGTCTTTTGTTTGATTTCTTGGGGCTCTCTCCAACTGGAAAGAAAACTGGCACGGGAGCAAATAGCACAGATGCAGAAGTTCTTGAGGAGCTGGCTCAGCAGTCCGACATCCCCGGACTTATCCTTGCTATTAGACAGAAATCAAAAATTAAAAATACTTATTTGGACAAAATCATACCTCAGCTGGATAGAGATAGCAGGTTACGTACAGGTTTTAATCTACATAGTACAACTAGTGGGAGGCTTAGCTCTAGTGGGAAGCTTAATATGCAACAGCTCCCTCGTGACAATCCTATTGTAAAAGGCTGTATTAAAGCAGCCCCTGGCAATACTATTGTCGCAATGGATTTAACAACAGCAGAAGTATATGTTGCAGCTATCCTAGCAAAAGATAAAGCACTCATTGAAGTGTTCAAGGCGGGAGGTAACTTCCACTCAGCTATTGCTCATAAAGTGTTTAAACTACCTTGCGAGCCTAGTGAAGTAGCCAAATTATACGGTATGCAAAGACAGGCTGCTAAAGCTGTAACCTTTGGTATTATGTATGGTGCCGGTGCAAACAAGATTAGTGAGCAGGTTACTAAAGATAGTGGTAAGCCTTTTACCAAGAATGAAGCTCAAGAAGTAATTGATGATTACTTTGCAGAGTTCCATAAACTAAAAGAATGGATCGAAGATAACAAAAAGTTTATTAAACAAAATGGCTTTATATATAGTTACTTCGGCAGGAAAAGGAGATTACCAAATGTCGCATCGACAGACTCGGGCATCCAAAGTCATAGTATTAGGTCTGGTCTTAATTTTCTGGTGCAGTCTGCTGCTTCTGATATTAACTTACTAGGTGCAATAGATATGAATGCTTGGATTAAGTCTAACAACAAGGGTGCACGTATCTTTGCTCTTGTACACGATTCAATCCTAGCAGAAGTACCAAATGCAGAAGTAGACGAGTATATGTTAAAACTTGCTTCTTTCGTTCAGATGGATAGAGGCATCTCCATCCCAGGTGTTCCGGTCGGATGTGACTTTGAGATCATACACCAAGACTACTCCGGTGGTAAATTCGAGAAAATGTATGGGGCCTAAAGACGTATCCCACTACCTCTACAGGGTAGACCTAGACTTGACGGGCTTGTGCAATCGTACTTGTTACTTTTGTCCTCGCACGTTTAAGTCCTACCCTAACGTAAACGAGCATATGAGCTTAGAGACTATAGAGATAGTACTGGCAGAGCTACGAGCTATCGATTTCAAAGGAGTTATAGAACTAGCGGGAAGGGGTGAGCCTACTCTGCATAATAAGTTTGATAAAGTAGTAGACTTAGTTACTGCACAACCACGCAAGTGGGAAGTAAGAGTAACCACAAATGGCTATAGAATAGATAAGTTGTGGGGCGTATACGCCAAGATAGACGAGCTAATACTTAATACTTATACTAACCAAGAAGATTCTGACTTCATGCGAAAAAAGTATGTTAAGCTGCCTAACGGTAAGCGTATAGAACATTACTTTAAGCCAGACACGCTCAGTGTAGAAGAGATGAATAAGCTAGGTCCACAACAAGACACTACCAAGGAAGACGGTCTCTACTTTACCTACCTATTCAATAACAGAGCAGGCGTGTTTAGTGAAGAGAGTGTTAAGGAGCCTTGCTTCCACCCCATGAGACAAATTTTTATAGACTATCATGGCAACTATCAGATGTGCTGTAATGACTGGAAGTACCAGATAATAATTGGCAATGTTCATGAGCGTAGCTTAATGGATATGTATGAGAACGATGATAAATTAAACAGGATAAGATGGAGGCTTTTAAACGGAGATAGGAACGCAATACTTCCTTGCTCTGTTTGTGATGATAAGCAGGGAGGCAGACCTCAGTCTCTACGGGTGATTAAGAAAGTAAAAAACCAAGACCCCTATAAGTTTATAATTTGTCCCTCCTCTAGGAAGGGTGCTCGCTTTGATGATGAGCTAAAGGGCGTAGAGATGCGACCAATTTTTGTAGAAGAATGATAACGTATAATACAATACACAATTTAGAGTTCCCTATATTTCTATTAGATTCTGGAAACTGGGAGCTGGCAGACGGCATACTATTCTTAGACGGGCAAGTCCTTGATGATAGGAATCAATCTGGCGCAACACTAGGCGCACGAAGATTGCAATCTCCTTTCAATGATTTAGTGCCTCTCAGGAAGATGATAAGTACGCCTAATGGTGTTTTAAAGCAAAGCACTAGCTACTTTATAGATAACAAGGGCGTGCCCTTTACCTATATAAAAACTAGGTTCTTGCCACTAAAATATCTAAAAATAAAACGAGTAGAGAAAAAAGGTACTGGCTCTCTCGTTTTTGTAAAAGGAAGTACTGTTCCTTTTACAATCCCACGCCCTCCCGACCCAGAAATGGTATGGGCAGGGGTTTTGCATCTGCATAAGCTACCGTGGATGCTTTATGAGTATTCGGCAACGAAACTCAAAGACACTAGAAGAAAAGTATAATATGGCTAAAAAACGGAAGACACTCGCTGGCGCGAGCTTGGAGCTAAGGGAGATCGAACCATTAACCAGAAATCAGCTGACAGCATTTGAGTCAGAGAAAAACTTAGTATTGCACGGATTGGCAGGTACAGGTAAAACATTTATCTCCTCCTATCTAGCATACGATGATATGGCGAAGGGTAAGTATCAGAACTTAGTAATTATTCGTAGCGCAGTACCAACCCGAGACATAGGATTTCTACCGGGAACTGAGAAAGAAAAAGGTTCAGTATATGAGGAGCCTTATAAAGATATTGCTATAGACTTGTTTGGAAGAGGGGATGCGTATGAGATCCTGAAGAACAAGAGTTTAGTACACTTTATGACTACTTCTTTTATTAGAGGTATAACACTAAGAGATGCAGTCATCCTTATTGATGAGTGCCAAAACATGAGTTTTCATGAATTAGATTCTATCATCACTCGTATGGGTGAGAACTGTAGAATCATGTTCTGCGGAGACTTTAGACAGGCAGACTTAAAGGCTAACGGCCTACAAGATTTTATTCGTGTACTAAAACGAATGGAACGCTTTACCTTCATTGACTTCCAAGTAGAAGACATTGTTAGGTCTGAGTTTGTTAAAGACTACATTATAGCTAAGAATGAATTAAACTTATGATTATCCCAACAGTAGCTGTTGATCAGCATGACTTTTTAAAACATAGACGAGATCAGGAAACCCTGCACTGGACTAACAATCCAACAGATTCCCTTCTGCGTTCCATACTTACGGTAGAAGTAAATACTACCGAGTTGTGTAATAGAACCTGTGTATTTTGCCCTAGGCACAATCCTGAAGTATTCCCCAACAGGAACCTTCATATGAGTCCTAAAGGGGCACTGATAATAGCTACAGAGCTTGCTGCTAATGATTTTAGAGGCAAGATATCTCTCAGCGGGTTCGGAGAGAACCTACTTAACCCTGACTTTCCTCAGATAGTGCAGATATTTAAACATAGCCTGCCCGACGCTACAGTAGAGTGTAATACCAACGGGGATAAGCTGACCTACGAACTCGCTAGAGATTTGTTTGATGTATGCGGCCTGGACTTACTCTATATTAATCTGTATGATGGTATAGAGCAGATGGAGCATTTCGATAAAGTTATGCGAGATGTCCCTACAAGTAAGTTTAAGTACCGTATGCACTGGGGAGATTTTGAAAAGCATGGTTTAATTTTGAACAATAGAAGCGGTGTTATGGATTGGGTAGGAGTAGAAGAAAGTAGTGTTACTGCTTTACAAGGTAAGCCTTGTCACTACCCCTTCTATAAAATGTTTGTAGATTGGAATGGTGATGTGCTGTTCTGTAGCAATGACTGGGGACGCGAGCACGTAGTAGGTAACCTACTAATGCAGGATCTCTCGAGCGTTTGGCTGGGCAAGCCCATGACTAAGATACGGAAGAAGTTAATGAAAGGAGATAGAAGCAACTCTCCTTGTAATAAGTGTAGTGTAGACGGGTCTCTCTTTGGAAAGCCCTCGTTTGATTTACTAAAGGAGCACTATGAAAATTCTAATAACAGGTAGAAGTAGCCTTGCAAGTTTGCTTCATGAGAGACTTCTTTCTACTACTAGCTGCAGAATCGAAGAGATACTAAGGGGCGAGGTTGTACTCGATGAATACGATGTCTTTATCAACTATGCTCACGTAGGCTTCAAACAAGTAGAGCTATTAGAGTATGTGTTCAATGAGTGGCAAAATGATACAAGTAAGCTCATAATAAATATATCCTCTAGGGCTGCTCAACCAAATATCTCTAGTGGATATATGTATGCAGCTCAGAAAGCGGCATTGAATCACTATGCAGATAATCTAACTTACAACTGCCTAAGCAAACAGTGTAGAATTACTACATTAAATCTAGGTCTTATGGACAGCAAGCTCCCCAGCCTTGCGTGGGGTCATGTGTACGAGATGATCAAAACTATTATGAGCACA